TTTGATTGAATTTGTTGTTACACTATTATTTATATACATAGATAACCGGTTTAAAAATTGTTCTTTATCCTGAGAATTTGTATACATCATCTTGAGTAGATTCTTGCTGGGTAATTTAATTGAAACGGTTAATGCTAATTCGGTATCTTCAAGTGCAAACATTCCAAATAAATCGCCGGCATCAACTAGAGTAGTTGGAATAGGTGCTGGAATAGTCGTTGGAACGGGTGGTTTCTCTTTAGCTGCATTAATTAAGTCATTTTTAAATTCGTCTGGAATTCCTGGAGCAATGCCATTTGCTTCACTTAGACTTGGAATATAATTAATTGATTGTATTTCAGCCATACTTAGTGCAGGCTGATCGTCCATTAACATCATTAAGTCACTACTTAATCGGTCAGTATCAATTCGACTACCGTCTGATAATTGGGCAATATATTTGCCGCGATTGCCTGGTTCAATCTCTACTACACTTACAATTTTACCCATTTTTGAACGGTCTTGAGTTTTAATCCATTGAAGTTTATTTCCTTGGAAAGTATTTTTAATTGCCATCAATTCTTCTATATCCATACCAGTTATTATTTTTTTAAGTTTTTTTAGTAGATTTTTCACTGTCTAATTGCTCTTCTAATTTTTTCATTTCATTTTTTGTATCAACTCTACCATTATACAGTTTGGTTAAAATAGTTCGAGCAGCTGAGTCAAATTTATTTGTAAATATCGTACAATTCTTTGTTAAAATAGTTTCAGGATTTATTACAGTATCCGATTTAGATTTACCAACATATGAGTCTGGCGAAATATTAAACTGTATTTGAATGTTTGGATACATTGATGCAAAGTCAAAACATGAAACATATTTATAGAATCCTGGTTCTGGTTTTGCAACATAGGCACCATCATAAGTTGCTTCATTTTCAACATCGCGTTTATCATTTGCCATATAGCGGCCACGTGCTAAAAATTCACGACACATTAAGGTTTCAGTAATGAATACTGCACTAAATACTTTTGATACGTCAACTTTTGCAAATTTAGATATTGCAAAAGCTACATCAAGTAATCCTAATTTATCTTCAATTAATTTAACTAGGATTGTATCAATTATATTGTATTTTACGAAATTTTCAATATCTTGTTGAGCTTCCATCATTGTTGCATAGGCACTATGTAATTTAGTAGTTCCCAATACAAGATTTGCAATATAGTCTAATTTATAATTCTCAACTACTTTATATGGTTTAGTATTCATAAATACCTCCATGTAATCTAATAAGCCTAAATGAATTGGCATTTTATTTTTACCTATTAATTTAGCACATGGCATTTTTTCCATAGGATCAATACCTAACCGCTTACACCTGTTAATTAAATACAACCAGTCAAAACCAATAACATTCCAGCCAGTTAAAAATGGAATTTTAGGAAGAGCTTTATGAAAAAACATATTTAACATATCTTCTTCTTTTTCAAAATAGACATATTTAATTGAAAAGATTTGACTGTGTGCTTTAAAATAGTCGTTTACTTCATCTTGCATGGTAGAAACAGTTTTATTTGATAAGTCTTTCATGGTTGAAAGTACAAAACAAACGTTATCTTCATTTACAAATGTAATTAAATTGACTGGCATTAGAGCCTTTGCTGGATCAGGAAAATCTTGAGAGGTTAATTGAATCTCAATATCTAAATAGTATTTTTTAGGACTAAGATCTGAATATACTTTAGCTAATTCATCTGGTGTTAATCTGGTTTGGGTTAATTCTTCTAATCTAAATCGATTAAGCCACTTATTTTGGGCTTTTTTTAAATATCGGTTATCCCAATTACGAAATTCAGTTGGGTTAGGTGTAAGCATCCAATTAAATAAGTCGGCTGACTGAATTGGCTTTTTGATAAAAGCAATATTACCGGTTTCATCATAATATGAAATCATTAAGGTTGAGTCATCACTATTAAATTCAGTACTAATTATCATTTATTAAAAATTAAGTGAATATTATATAGTTAATATACTAAACTATGAACCGGTTGAGCCAAATCCACCAGCTCCACGAGCAGTTGTCTCTGAATAAACTTCAGATTCAGTTAAGCACTCAAGTATAGTAGGTTTTATAATTGGAGTTAATATAAACTGTACAAGTTTATCACCAGGGTTAATAGTAGCTGGAATCCAAGGTGATGTATTATATACATGTAGATGAATTTCACCTTGATAATCACAATCTACTACACATGCTCCAACTTGAAGTCTCTTTTTTGTAGCAACTCCACTTTTATTATAGGCAATAAGGGCTGTATCTATTGGAATATTAACTCTAATTCCACTTGGAATAAGGGTTGATTCCCCAGGGGCTAAAACAATTGGATTTTCACTGTTTGGTACAAAAAAATCTAGCCCAGCGGAGCCAACCGATCCATACTCTGGAGTTTTTACGTCTTTTGTTTTAATAAATTTAATAATAGATTGCATACACGTATATATGATTTTGTTAAAATATAGTATTATATTGACTCTTTTATCATAAAAGTGAAAAAGGTTTAACTTTTATTGAGTAAATCTTTTATAAATAACTTTAATAGCAAAGTCCAAACATTAAAATCGTTAAAATTGGGAGTTGACTGATAAATAAATAACTTTAAAAATAATAATAGATCGTAATGGCACAGAAATTAAATTTGAATAACTTTAAAGCTAGTGGTGTTTACACCGTTGAGATTGACGAAAGCTCAAATCTTAGCTTGCCCTTATCTACTGGTAAATTAGTAATAGGTTCAAGTAAAAAAGGACCAATTAACTCAGTTGTATTGGTTAATGATACTCGTACTTTACTTGCAGTATTTGGAGAAATTGATAATAAATTAGAAAAAAATGGTAGTTTCTTTCATAGAACAATTGATGTTGCTCTAAGACAAGGACCTGTATATGCATTAAATGTATTACCGGTTACTGCAACAGATAAAGCCTTTTTTAGAACATTTAATACTGAATCTGCTTCAAATAATTCAAATTGGAGTGAAAGTACAAATGACAGTTCAATGTCAAATTTTTATAATAGTCAAAAATTATGGTTCGCAGACACAGATGCTGTTAATAAGTATAAAAATATTGAATTAGGTGATGATTATATTGCTAGTCCAGGTTCATATGGTACAGCTGATCGCGATGCAAATAAAATTTTAACAATGGTAAATCTTTCAAAGAAAGATATTACAACATGGATTAGAATTGCAGATACTACTGGTTATGATATATCAGTTAAAGATTATTATAAATTGTTAGGAGATACTGCGGAAGTTCCAGAATTTTTAAGCCCTGATGATATTATTGCTGACTTTTTTGTTGAAGTAATTGTAGTTGAAGGAGACTGGACTGATAATTTAAAATTAGCAAATGACCCAGTTTATAGTCAATATTTTACAACAACTGGTATAATTGATGCTAAAATTGGAGATTTTGTTTCAATTAAAGAGGTTACACTGGTTGCAAAAGTTCAAGGAAGTATAATTCCTGAATTTAAAGACCTAACTGGAACAACTGTTTCTATTGATGCACTATTTAATCGTAGATTTGCTCAAAGTGGAATATATTTAGCAATTGACTATAAGAAAATTGATTTAATAGATTTAACTAATGGTAGTTTTTCAAGCGGTTCAAGCACTGAGCCGATTGCAGAACAACGCCTTGATTTAATTGGAGCTGGAGTTGATGAATTAAATTCAGGCACAAACGATTTAGACGTAATTACTGAAGACAATTTATACACAGTTGACGATGATACAAATGTTCATCAAGCTGTAAATTTAATTGATGTATTAAGTTATAAAAAACCAGTATCATCAGAGTTTTATTTTGAATTAGAGAGTATTACTGCAACTGCAGCAACTACCTATGCAAACGAAGAATCTTATATTTTTGTAACTGATACTGATACAATTATTGCAACTGAAGGAAGTAAATTATATAAGGCATGGGCAAATGGTTTTGTTAAAAATGGAGACTATTTAAAATATAGTTCAACTACTCTATATTTAGCAACTACTGGAGAAATTAAAACTAAAAATTCAGTTAAATATATTGTATTTGAAACATATAGTGATGTAACTAGAACAGTTCAAGTTAATGCACAAAAAACAACAGTAAATGGAGTTAATTTCTTATGGATTCAGCAAGCAGCAGACGAAGATTTTTTAATGGACTTTGACCTAACTGACACTGACTATTTCGTTTCATATTCGTATTTAGCTCCAAATAAATTAATTTTTACAGTTGATCCTACCCTTTATGGTAACACAGCAAAAGGTGAATCGATTGTAACAAATGCAGCACAAGGAATTGTATATGATGCAGCTAAAAGATTAAAAGTTGATTCATATATGAAAGTTGGTCAATATATTAAAGCTAAAATTAAAACCGATACAAACGGAGATCCTCTTTCTAGAAATAGAATGTTACAGATTAAATCAGTATATGCACAAAAGCTAACTGGTATAACTGGAGGACCATCAAGCGTACCAGGTTTAATAAGTTTAAAATATACAATTACCTTAGCTTCGCCTAGCGATCCAAATATATTAGGTATTAATTTTGAAAGTGATACAACAGTTAGAGCGTATAAAGGAATAAAGAAATATATTACAAGTTTAGCAGGTGCAAAAATACCAGCAATGAATTTATCTGAAGTTGATCTTTATCCAAATGGAACAGCTGCTCGTCAAAATCATATTTTAGATTTCTTATTTGACAGTAGTAATTTAGCAACTACTCTTGCTGATAATGAGACTGTTGATTTTCGTTATATTATTGACTCGTTTGAAGGTCAAATCCAGTCTGGTTCAAAACAGCAATTGGCACAATTAGCTGCAAATCATGGAAAAGCCCTGGCAATTTGTAATGCACCTTCATTTGCACAATACGAACGCTCAGTAGATCCTAGCTTTATTGATTTTACAACTAGATTAGTTTCAACTGAAGCAATTTCAACCGGCGGAGACCTAACATCAAATCCTTCATTTACATTTGGATTTGCAACTGGAGATAAAGGCGGTATTGCAATTTCTACCTATTCTGCATATTTTATGCCAAATGTAGTTATTTTTGAAAATGGTAAGAATAAATCTATTCCACCGGCAATGTATGTTGCAAATACCTTTATGAGAAAATATACAAGTGGTAATACATTCTCGATTGTAGCAGGTAAAAGAGGCGCATTAGCTGAGCCTGAAATTAGTGGATTAGAATATGACTTAACTAATGATGATCGTGCCTATTTAGAGCCAGTAGGATTTAACTTAATTGTTAGACGTAGAGGTTTTGGAATAATGATATTCTCTAATAATACAGGTTATCAAAAAGTAAGAAGTGCCTTAAATAATATACATGTTAGAGAAGCATTAGTTACAATTGAAAGAGACATTGAGAGAATTTTACTTAATTTCTTATTTGAATTTAATGATGCAACTACACGTATGAGAGTTAAAACTTTAGTTAAAAACTACTTATCTGCAGTTCAAGAAGCTAGAGGTATTGCATCTGCTGAAGTTATATTTGATGATTCAAATAATGGAGTTGAAGTTCTTGAAAATAATGCTGGAATAATTGATATTATTGTAGATTTCCCAAGAGGAATACACAAATTTATCAACCGTATTACAATCACAAGAGCTGGAGGCCAATTAGCTTCAAGTTCTTCAGGATTTACACCTTCATTCTAATTAAAAAAGTTTAATACAAATAAAAAAGGACCTCAATTTGAAGTCCTTTTTTTGTTTAGGTCAAGCCAGTTAAGCCGTATCCACCAATCGGTTTAGAGGTCCGATAACCTTATTTTAAAATAATAACCAAGCCGGCAGGTTAATTTAATCTTTAATTAATTGTTTTTTTGCTTCGCATTTATCAATACGTGAATCAACGTAAGAGTGAAGCTGATCTATTCTTTGACCTGTTTGTTTATGCAAGTCATCTACTAGACGGTGTGTATCTTGGAAGTTTTTATCCAATCTATTTTCTGCATGGTGCATGTGATCTTCTATACTTTGTATTTGGTTTTGCTGTTTTAATACCTTCACAATACCCATAACAATAACTGTTAACATAATAACAGCTACTACAGAGAGTACCCCAAAAGTAAACGATAGTGTTTCCATATGTTTATTTTGTTTTTTTAGTTGCCGGCAAGGCTACTATTTAATCTTTTAAATTGGTAAAGATCTCTTCCAATACTCTAATTGTATCAGTTGAGTCATTATGAAAAACCGAGGTTCCACCAGCTGAGGCCCAATCCTCTAATTTTTTATGATTATCATCAATTAATATATCATTAGCTGACTTTGCAAATAGATATTTGTCTTTTGCAATAATAAGATGAGATTCATTAGTTAACTGGTCAGGTTTTAATACGGGCTTTTCGTTAATATTTAAATTACGTTTTACCCATTCAGTTTTACCAGAGACTGAATGTTCTCCACGGCTTGGTGAAGTTAAAATAGTTGGATTATATCGGCTAAGATAGTCCCATAATTCGCGGCCGTCTTTTGTCCATGGCAGTTTTTCCCAAAATGCGGAGCCACGATCATCAATTAGTTTCCAAATTGAGTTTTTTCCGTGTTTTTTATCGTATTCAATAGGAGTCAAATGATCTGGATTTGACTTAAGCCTCTTAAAACCCCGTTTAAAGTCTACTAAAACTCCATCAAGGTCACAAAATACGCGCTTAGTGGCTATTTTGTCTTCGGTTATGAACTGTTTAAATTTTTTAAGCATGGTCGCTGATTTCAAATGTTGTGTCTATATCTTTATTTAACACCGCAACTAGATCATTTGCCATAACTACATGAAAATCTTCACCGGCCCATTTAACATTTAGGCCAGAGTATCTTTGGTATAGGACATAATCGCCTTCTTTTATTGGACACTCAGAATTTTTTGAAACCATATGGCCTACTGCAATAACAGTACCCGTATTTGGACGTTTTCGAGCCTCAACTGGTAAAATAATACCAGTCTCTGTCTTTTTTTCAATTGAATCTGGCTTAATTAGAATTCTTTCAAACAATGGCTTAAAGCCGGTTTTTGCATCTGTACTCATTAGTTTTTATAATTTTTTTTAAATTTAAAATAGTTAAATCGCTTTCTATCATTTAATTTAACTGAATTTGCAATAGCCTCAGTTATCTCGGTTGGAAACATTGCAGTATTTAATCTGATAATAGAACGATTACGTAATAGGTTATTCTGGATCGCTAGAGTTTCGCTAGGCTCATCTATTTTTAAGACTTCACATGTAATATTATTAAGCTTAGGCATAAACTCTGAGTCACCCGAATCAATTAGACTCTTAATCGTAGTCCAGTCAAATGATTCTTTAACAAGTTCAATTACCCTAGCTGTTTTGGCTGGAGTTAATTTTGGATGAACTCTTGGAATATTATCAGACTTATCACCAGATAAAACTTTTGTTAAAATATCAAGAGCTGGATCAATTATAAAGTGTTTATAGTCTTTTTTAGTAAGATTCTCTAATACATTTACCACAGTTGAATTATCTAATGAATCTATTTCAAAATTAAATAGGTCTACATCAGTATTTACAGAATCATTAATATCTGCAGTGGTATAGATTTTCTTAAATTTAGTCATCATTTTTGGCATTATCATAATTACTTTACGAGATCCACCTTCTAATAATTGAGTTAAGTCAGTATCAACTGACCAAATACAAATATCTTCATTTAAATTTTCGCAAATGTATGCAATTAGGTCATCGCCTTCAGCTCCAGTAACCCGATTTGATAAGATTCCATATTCTTCAGTTAGAGTAGGTAAAACTTCAGTTTGAAAGTAGTCAAAAAATAGATAAATTTTGTCATCATATTTGCGGTTACCTTTATATGAAAAGTCTCCAGCTCCATGATCTTCAAACTGCTCTTTTATAAATTTCTTTCTCCAACTCTTTGAGTCAAATACAAAAAATACCGAAGAGATATTTTCTTTAAAAGGAGCAAAGATACTACCTAAATAATTTAATGAAAATGATTTAAATGCATCTTTGCTAGCCTGTTTTAACATAAATTTATCAGTTGACCATAAATCTGAAACATAATATTTTTCGCCAATGCTTTTATTTGTAGATAGAATATTTTTTACAATACTTACTGCCACATTCAAAAATGCATTACCGTCTATTACTATGTTCATAATTTAGTTTTTATCAATTGAATTAACTTCTGGTTTTACACTTAATTTAGTAATTGATTTAGCAATTAATTCAGCTTCATCAATTGTATATGCTCCTTTTCCTTGAGCATGAGTTGCGGCTGCAATTAAAACAATTACTGCGTGTTCAAGAGTTAAATTGTTTAAAAACTTATTGTAATCTTCTAGACTTTCATAGCTAATGCTTGATAGCAAAGTGGCTAATGGCTTCTTAAGATTATCTTCAGAATTTTCATTTTCTGTCTTGATTTCTTCAACTTCAGGTTTAGCTGGAGCTGAGGTTGTCATATATGAGGTAGAGTCTTTCATTTTAATATAATTTTTTAAAGATCATTAAATATTGAATCTAATTCATCAACTTCAGGTTTAGCTGGAGCAGTGGTTGGTTTAGATGAGGTAGAGCCTAACATATCAGAGTCAATATCAATTGAGATAGAGGTACCCTTTGTTTGAGGAGCTGCTGGTGTAAATTCTAATGATTCTCCAGCTGGAGCAACCGTTCTTGAAATTGATTTTGTATTTGTAAAATGCTTCTTCATACGTTCATCCTTTAATCCACCTACTAAATTATCAATAATTTGTTTATATGGAACAATTGCTTTGATATATTCTGCAACTTTTTCATATTCATAATCAGTCCAATCTTTATAGAAATATTGGGTTAAGTCAGGCGAATTTTCTTTAAAGTATTTAGAGACAAATTGCATTACCTTTGGATCATTAGAGGTTGGAATTTCCTTGCCTTGAGTTGTAATAATTAATGGGCTAACTTCGCTCATAAATTTACTTGAACTAAAATCTCTCCATGCTTTGGTTTTGCGTTTAATAACTAGCACAAAATCTTTTCCAGCAGTTAATGAAAATGGATTAACTTTTTGAATAGTCATTAACTCAGATTCTGGATTAATTTCCTGTTGAATTAAATTATCAATAGTATATCCATATGAATATATTTTAATTTTACCTTCCATGTTTGGATATTGTGGATCCTTTTTAATGTAAATACATGAATAGAAATTATAGTATCGGTTATAATACTTTTTAATTTCTTCTACGATTGAAGGCTCATCTGTTGCTAATTTCTTTAATTCCATATCCAGAGACCATAAGATTGATGGACTTCCATTTGTAGAAGGGCAATCAACGAGTAGGCGCTCATTGGTTAAAGGGTTAATTAATTTAGCAGCATACTTTTTGTATTTGCTCTTTGATGGATCTCCAACCCAAGGAATAAATCGAATAATCGATTTGTAAATTCCATTCTGTCCTTGATCTGGACCTGGATTGTAAATGTTGTCATCGGTTTTGCGTTGACTTGCGGCCTTGCCGGTAAAGTCGTCTGTGTTTAGATTGAATAGATCTTCCATTTTTCTTTTTATTGATTTTTATATTACTTATATAAATTATACTATATAATTTAATTCTGGTTTCAATAAAAAAGGGCATAGTGATTAGCTTGCCCTTAATTTAATAATAAGTAATTAGATTATGC